TTTGTTATCCTTGTACAATGGTTTCTCATCCTCGTCAGCATAAGTTGATACAAAGTAACCCTGTCGGTATCTTAACATAGCCTGAGTTGTACTGTCCACATAATCATCATTTTCACCGTGAGGAAAAGCTGCGCATTCCTCAATAACTTCTTCAGCAAATTTTTCACCATGAGGATAAAAGACTTGTCCACTTTCAAATATTGGAGCGCAGGCGTTGACCCGTGTATGTTTATCCTTACCTTTTGATGGATGGAAATCAACTACAGGTATACCCATTCTTCTTAATTCAAAGATAAGTGGCTGGCCCGAGGCCTTTGCTTCTATAATCACGGTCTCTGGCTCCCAGTATTTATATTGTTCTAAAGCTAAAGCTTTTAGTTCAGGAAATTCTAATTTACCTCTAACAGCATCAATTAACATGATTGAATTTTGTTCCGATTCATTTTGTTGAAAAACTCCCCATGTTGTTATTGCAGAATAGTCCGCAGTTTGTTTTGCAGAGAATGCTGTATCGTAAGATTGTATTACATGTTTAAGATGAGGCATAGGTCCGTGGTACGGGATCCACCAGTCACGTTTCAGGATAGCTCCTTCTTCTGAAGTTGGTTCTTGCATATATTGTGCCGACCAATTTCTCACGGACAACGAAGCTTTAACTTTTTCTAATTCATCTAGATTCCAATATTCTGGCCAGACTGGATTACCACTAGGTAAAATTGCAGGAAAAGAAATTTGTTTCCATTTATCTGCTTTAGGTTCTGTTTGTGATTTAATTAGTCTTCCCGTTAAATCGTCCTCGGCCCAACGAGTCATAACTAAAACAATAGATCCGCCTGGCTGTAAACGTTGTCTGGGTCCAGATAAATACCAATCAAAAGTTCTTTCCATAGCTGAATCAGATAAAGAATCTTGTTCAGTGTGTGGGTCATCAATAATCAAAAGATCCGCCCCTCGTCCTGTTATAGAACCGCCAACCCCCGCTGCATAATATTCACCCCCATGATTCGTCTCCCAACGTCCTTTTGCTTTTGAGTCTTCTCTAAGTTTAACATCTCCAAAGATTTCTTTATACTCTTTGCTATCAATTAAGTTTCTTACCTTAGCACCGAACCTTGCAGAAAGTTCTGCATTGTGTGAAACTTGCATTAATTTCATTTTAGGATATTTACCAATCATCCATGCAGGAAAATAAATGGAAGCAAATTCAGATTTAGTATGTCTAGGAGGCATATTTACAATTAATCTTCCTTTTTTATTTGCTGCTATTCCTGTAAATTCTTTGGCTATGATTTGATGATGCCCCCAATCATCTGGGTTTTTTTCTGTTTTACAAATAAATTCAGGCCAGACGTTTTTTACAAAATATAGGAAGTTATCCTGACATAATTTAATATGTTTTATCCAGGTTCTTTCGAGCCTCAAACGTAGGTCGTCTGTAGATAATAAATCAGTGGACTTTGACATAAATCAATTTTCTATTGGGACCCTTTTTTTATGGGTCCTTTTTGTTTTACCATATACTACATGTATTTGTCATACAAGGTTATGACTAAGATCGTTTTGTTTGGGCTAAAACGGTGGCAAAATTTTACAAATTTTTTTTCGTTTTTTAAATGTGGCTGGTACCTCTATTGATTGCGACGGGGGGGGGTGTGGCCCAGCAATCCCGGGCCACGTTGGAGAAATTATAAACTATCTAAATACCACTTATTTATCTGATCATCATCAGCATTTTGTAGAGCCCAGTTAATTAATTGCTGGTCCAGATTATTCCATAATCCATTTTTTATGACCGCAATTTTATCTGCTCTTGTGCCGTGTCGACTATGTTTTGGATCAGTCTTTTTTACATGATGCAATCTAATCATGTAAGTTTTAGGATAAGTTTTTTTGAAGGCATCCCATTCTATTTTATTCCATCCGCTCGGTATCATATTTTTTTTTCTCCGTTGTTATTTCTTAATGTTGTTTATAACTTCTGGTGAATTAAGCGCAACTTTAGTTGGTACCCACATTAAAGGACCGGTAAAAAGTTGATTAGCAATTTTCATTCCCTTGCCAGTGAATGGACATTTAAATTTCATTCCCCAACCAACATCTTTAAAATTCATTCCGTTCAAAGATGCAACCTGGAACATAGAATGCTTAACGCCTTCAACGTAACAAGAAGGTATTTCAGTTGAATAACCAGCATAAATTACTTCATACTGTTTTTTTAGTTCAGAATTATAAACTTTAGATTCTGTAACCATTCCCAACCATTCCTCAAAAGATGGAATATTTTTATATTTTTTTTCAGTCATGTTTTTTTTCTCCGTTGTTGTTTATGAATCCTTTATATCTTATCTAGATAAGATAAGCAAGACCCAATGTGTTCATTTTGGGTCTTGCTAGTTTAGAATGATTCTAAAGAATCCAGAGCAGCCCGCAAATAATTAAAGTTAATGTCCACGGCCTGAAATAAATAAACCTGATCAGGAATCCAATCAAGTTATCCATTAACGAATCCTCCCGCAGCTGCCTTCTTTGCAGAACCCTTAGCCAGTAACCCAACAACCACGCCACGCGGATCTAAAAATCTCAGGTCATGTTTATCACCATCAATCACTCTTTTACCCTGAAATTTTTTTGGCAGCTTATCTTTAAAAACATAGGCCACGTTGTGACCTGCTGCCAGAGCTGCTGCGCATTCAGTGTTATTAGATCCAGATGCTGAAAAAGTTATTTTATAATTTTTTAGATTATGATCCAGGTGATTGTATACCTTAGTATAATCATAAAAAATAACGTCCTGGTGATCCTGCATCAGGTTACTGAATCGATGCCAGGCTAAATCGGACGTCCCATTGAGTCGAACCGCAAATTTATAGCCTTGAGACCTTGCCCGCTTTTTTAATTGTGCAATCTCCAGGCTTAGCTGCTCCAGGAATTTTTTCCGGTCCTTCCAAAATAAATTAGTTTTATTTATTCTGGCCTGCTGGACCGAATTCATCTGGCCACGGCCCGATGTATTCAGGCAGAACGCAATGCATTCTTTACTGGCCTTCGGGCAAACATTTTTGCCCGAAAGCTTATACGGCGCTAAATGGAGAATGGCGGTTTTATAACCGAATTTTTCTCCCTTAGCCATTTTAGTTTGACTATAATAATTTAAGAGCGGCATTAGTCTAATAACGTGTAATATTCATTAGTAAAATACTTTTGAAAAAATACCCGTCCTTTATTCATTGTTTTAGCTGCGTCTGTTATTCCAGAATTGTACAGCTGCTCCGATCCCTTTATTACATCATAAACAGCTGTAGCAAATTTTGGCAGAATTGCTTTTTTTCCAGTGAATTGATTTTCTACCGTCTCTAGCTCTTTTGCTGTTTTAGGGTTCACGTAAATATCAAATGGAATTTTTATTTTTTTTCCATCAAAATTTACAATTGTATTTTTTTTCATTTTTTTTCCTTCCGTTGTTTTTATCTTATTACGATAAGATGGTGACACCTGTCAACTAATTTTTTATTTTTTTTTTATTCAGGGCCCGGAGCTGCAGCTCCGGGATTCTTTTTTATTATTCCATAATTTTACCTCCCACTTTATATATACCCGCTTAAATTTTTTTTTCTAAAAGGTTAAGAAAAAGATAACGCAAAATCGCCCATAGCGATTTTCGCCCATTACATTTTTCGAGGTTTGGATTTTAAGGTTAAGAAATAGAATAACGGCACACGCCCATAGGAACTTCGACCGTTAAATTTTAAGGTTAATATAAAACACACGCGCCAATGCCCATAGCAACTTCGACCATTAAATTTTAAGGTTAAGAAACAAAACCCCGAAGTCGCCGTTAGGCGACTTCGGGGTTTTAATATTCGTGAGGCGTGGTTCACGCCTCACGGTCATTTAAATTTTATTTTTTCACAGCGCCAACGCATACAATCAAAGTGTAAGTCTAGCGTTCCGTTATCATCAACGCCCTCAGCAACAAGTTTCACGACCCTCGACCCTTGTAACTCATATAGTTTTAGCTGTCGCAAAGAGTGATCTCTTTGCAAGATAAATGAGCGACCGCCATTTCTGAAATGTCTGTTGTGCCAGTTGATTTGGTACTTTGAAAGACCACAATTCTTGATACTATTAGATTTTAATTCTAACCAAATTGATTGACCATTTATTAACCAATAAACATCTGGAATTCCATTGATAGTATTACTTTCTATGCGAAAAATTTGACCTTTTAACTTTAATGTTTTAATGCGTTTCCACAATAAACTTTCACGCTTTTTCATAATTTCTTTTAAGTCAAGAAACTTAATCAATCAACAAAAATATTACTACAAAAAACGATATAAAATAAAAGATTAATAATTCTGTTTCTATTCCAAACATATCAATTAGTCTTAATTATTGCTCTAGTTATGCCCTCTTCATCAGTTTTATAACGAACAAAATCAAATACTTTTAAATGTTTCAATAATGCTGGTTTGTTATACAATAGCCCTCTACCCTTTTTTTGATTACCTTTAGCTATTTTCACCCACATTTTTTCAACAACACCACCCAGATCAAACCAAACATAAACGAGATTATGATAATCTACCTCGAATTTTTTTATTTTGAAATATTGCTCTTTGCCGTGTTTTTTACAAGTGAACACTACATTTTTTTCTTCTTCGTACATTATTTTTTTTCCTGTAATCTTTTAATAAATTTAGCAACTTGCTCACAAACTATTATTGTTGTTATATGCCTGGTATTATTTAACTGGTCATTGTCTTTGCAATAATCTTGAAACAAGTAATCTCGCGATTTATTGGCTGAGTTATTAACATATTCAAGTACCTTATCTAAATCACTATTTGCCATATCTTAACCCGTCAATCCTTTCTTCATGTTGTTGTTTTTCAACTTCTCTTTTTGCGTCTTGATAGTCTTGCTCACTATGAACTCTTAAAAATGAAGCTCTACTCATCAATTTATAATCTCTCATAATTTCAGCTATATGAGAACTATAATTTGCCATTAATTAAATCCTTTCTAAACTTTTTAAATAGTTTTATTGCCTCTTTTTTAGTGTAAAAATAATATACTTTTGTTTGTAAATATCCATTTATAGTTTCTGATATTCGCCAAGCACCTTCGTTATTTCTGTCTACTACCATTAATACCTCTTTTATGTTTCAAAAATCTTTCAACATGCTGACCTTGTAAATGCACTTTTGAAAGTGGTTTTGGTTTAATTGCACCAAGCCCATCATTATATTTAATGGGCTTGAGTTTTGCTAAAAGTTTGAAAATCATACTCTTGTTGTTTTCAAAGTTGTTGCTGTTGTTTCCGTTTTATATTGCTCGTATAAGTCGGAATTTTCAGACTTGAACTTCTTACTATCAAAAATACTTCTTAAAGTTTTTTGAACTTCAACCATAATCTTTGATTTTTTATGTGTGAAAAGTTTTTTATCTGTTTTCATTTTCTCTAAAATAAATGCTTTTCTTAATTTATGCACTTTCGAGATTTGTTTGATAATCTCGTCGTCTTTAGAGTGTTCTAATACAATTTGCGCTAATGGTTTAGCACTAAATTGTTCCATTTGTTTTTGTTCCTTACTATTCATTGTTTCTACTCCTTTGTTAGTTTTAATAATAGTTTTGAACATATTTACTTATATCTTATTTAAATGGGAAATGTAAAGATTTATTTGTGTTCATTTTGGGTCAAGCAGGTAAGGTTTTTTTGTAGCCACAACCTATTTACTGACAAACCCACTCAACCCGTCTTTGTTCATAATGGGTTTTCCACAGAACAAAATTAGTACTTACCAAGAACAAGAATAGACAACTTTATTTCCTTTGTCTAATTCTGTGAGTACCCAATCGCAAAACTCTAAGTCTTGCTTTTCATACTCTTTGACGCTCTCCTCTTGGAATTGATGACCCCAAAAGAAACCACCATCACAGAAAGAATTTGAATAACCATTTTTTACTTCTTCGCGAAGTTCTTTGATAATGGCACTATCTAATTCAAGTTCCGCCAATCCATTAAACTCTTCAGCGTCTGGATTGCGTTGGTAAAAAACATTTTGCATAAATGTTTGAAGTCTTGCGTGTTTTCGCCAAACAAACCCATCTCTTTGAGGTTGATACTCATCAGAATAAACTTTTTTAAAGTCTATGTCTTTATGTCTTATATGTGCGAATTGATCTAACCCCATTATTCACCCCCTTGCGTAATTTTCAAAGTTTTTTCAGTAGGTATAGAGATAGCAATATTTGATTGTTTACAAATATTTTGTAAAGTTTTCAAAACTTCACTTCCTATCATATCACTATGCAAAACGTCTTTAGCTTGTTCTCGCCACTCTTCAATTTTTTGTAGATCTTTGGCTTTAGGCGAAGCATAAAACGCTTTTTCAACCTCTTGATGACAATTTTCTTTAAGTTTTTCTTCAAGTTTTTGATCCATACTACAAGTTCCATCAATGTCGGAAAACTCAAAAGAGGGGCAACGATTGTCCCATTTTCTAGACCTTTCCCATTGTTTAAACTTTTTTTCTATTTCAGCGTAAGCGTTTGAAACTTTTTGCAATAGATCATTTTTCTTTTTGTCATTAGAAAGAATAAAGTCGTTAAAATCTTTCTGTACTTCAACAAGTTTTTTGAGGTGCTTTTCAATACCTAAAATTTTAAGAAATTTTGGATATTGTTTTTCGCTTTTTTCGTTTATCTCATTGATAAACATACTCTCAATATCTTGTTTCTTTTCATCAAATTTATTTTCAATTTTATTATTCCAATAAATTCGATTGTCTTTGCTTATTTGTTTATGTGTCATTTTTTACCTTTCATTGTTTAGTTAATGAAAGCTATATATGGGATATGATAAGATATGTCAAATTAAAAATAATAGAGTAAGAATTAAAATAAGTAGAGTAAGAGGATAGAAATAAATAAGTCTAATTAAGAAACCAATAAAATTTTGCATAAACTATATATAGTACAAAAAATTTTTTATACAACTAAATCTTCTTAATTTTTATAACATTTGAGTTAGGAATAATTGTAGAATTTCCAACTTCATCAATTTTTTTTGGGTCTTTATCGTTTATAGCGTAATCACCAAAAATTCTAGTAATACCACCAGTTTGAGAAAGTAAATGCCCTTTCGTAATACATACAGCCAACTTAGATGTTTTTAAATCATCTAAACTTATCCAACTCGGATCACTAACAATATCATGCCAACGACACTCAACCATAGGATATTTTTCAATATCAATTTTTTTCTTTTTATTGATCTTAATTTTTTTTCTCATATATTTTGCCCATGGTGATTTCCAAGGTTAAATTTTTTTCCCATAGCAATTTCCAAGGTTACATTTTTTTCGCCCATGGTATTTTTCAAGGTTTTACTTTTATTTTAACAGTTCCTACACTTGTATTAATTCCTGGATTATGCACTTCATGAAAAACAGTCATAAAGTTTGACCAGTCTTTAGTCTGTAACAGTTTTTTCTGGCGTAACGTCAACGATATTTTTCGCTTCACCAATTTTCTGTTCGAGCTCTGATAAACGTTTCTCAAGCTGTTCACGAGACATACCCTCCAATCCTACATGTTTAACTTCTGATTTATTTACAAACATTTCTGCCATCTGGCCAGATCTAAATTCAGCGTTTACCGCTACACCAAGTTGGCCTTTGTTTTCTGCTTTCTTAGACAAATCATCAAATCTTTTATATTTTCTTAATTTGTCTTTTTCATAAATTTGTAATTCTTTTTGTAGTCTTCTTTCTAAATATCTACACACATGTGGATTCAAATCAGGATTTGTTAATCTGGAAGCTATTTCCATTGGGCCATATTCCTTCTTAGACTCATAACCAGCTTGTTTGGCAGCCTCAACTTTAGTGATTTGGCCCCAATTCTCTACCAGTATATCAACAAAAGCTTTTTGCTTTTTTGTTAACTCAGTCCATGTTTTTAATTCATTCTTCTTTTTTGGCATCTTGACCTATTTATAACATACTTTGAGTTTACCCATATACCCCAAAAGTAGGAAAATATTTTTTAAAAATTAATTTTATATTGTTTGGATCAAGATTTTTCCTAGTTTTCTGGGAATTTTCCTAGTTTATTCCTAGTTATTTTTGACCTAGAAGTGTTTATTTTATTGACTTTTTCCTAGTTTCCTAGTTTTTTGGGCCTATAGAATTTTTTTTAAAATAATTTTTTTCTTAAGAGTGGGTATATAGGAACAGCCTAGCGCTCCATAAATTTTGAACAAAAAATGATATAACGTCTTATATCGTTTGTTCAGGCCTAATTAATCATAATGATAACCTCATATACTATTATATAACCGCACTTTTTTATTTTTAAACTTTTTTTATCAATAGTGGCAATTGTGGCAGAACCGTGACCCGTGGTCCTTGACTGTCTGTATCACTACTACATATACACGCTACACGGGACTTGATTGCCTTATTACACATGTTTATAATAATAGTACATTTGTTTTCATTCCTTTCTAAAAACCCTGGGTTATCAAAATCCAGGGTTTTTTTATTTGATTTATTTATTTTAATACAGTAATGTTTACCTATGTCTTTAATGAAGACTACTTCGTTGTTTAGGTTTAGCGTGGGTTTGTCATCTTTTGCCCACGCTAATTTAACTTACAGTCCTAGAAAGATTCCGCCATGACTAACTCATTGTAAATAATATAAGATTCGTATAAAAATCTCTCATGGCACATAT